AAGCCTCACACGTTGAAATTGTAACGTGGTACGACCAATCAGGCAACGCTAATAATGCGACGCAAGTAGCAGCGGCTTCTCAACCTAGAATTTACGACAGAACTGCTGGCGTGGTGACTGAGAACGGCAAGCCTGCGGTTTTTTATGATGGCGATTTGATGAACATCAATATGAATTTAAGCACTTTCGATTTTAGCTTGTTTGCAGCATACAGAAAAACAACAACGTGGGGACAGGCGGGGATTTTTGGAATCGGAGCCGCAACCTACCTGAATATTGAGTTAAACCAATACGGTTCCAATTTCTACTGCTTTTACGGAAATACTTCGGGTGGATTTGGAACCTTAAGCAAAAGTGTTGGTCAAGTTTTACAAAGATTAGCTTCTATTACTTCGGGAACTTCTGACATAAAACTTTATGAAAATTCTGTTCTTGCAGATAGCGGAACAAATATTGCAAACAATAGTACCACTACAGCCACAATTCGTCCAAGAACCTCGGCACCCGTAAACATTCAAGAAATCGTTGTGTACAACTCCAACCAATCCGACAACCGCACGGGCATCGAGGACAACATCAACACGTTCTATTCAATATATTAATAAATTAAATCATGGCCAATAAAGCCGTAAATACGTACGAATCAAGCAGTGTTAATAGACCTGGGGTTCACGCGAAAACAAAACAATCAAACCAAAAGTCTTCTCCCTTATACAAAAAAAAATACCGAGGGCAGGGACGCTAATTTAATTAAATCATGGGAAAATCAAAAAACAAAGTAGTTGATCTCAAGCCAACCGAGATCACTAAAGAGGAACTGCAGAATATGCAGCAAGCGGTAGCAAACATAAACAAGCACCGAAACGATATTGTTCAGCTAGAGCTTCAAAAACACGTAGCTGTACAGTCCGTGTTCCAAATTAATGAGCAGCTTATTATGATGCAGAAAAACCTTCAAGAAACCTACGGTACAAACAATATAGACATCCAAACCGGTGTTATAAACTACGGTGAAGATGAGCCATCTAATAAGGAAGATAACGATAGGTAAAGACTACAAAACTGACTCCATGCATTACGCTGTGGGTCAGGAGGTTTACGGCGGTCATACTATCTGTGATATACTAGAGGAAGAAGACAAGTACTCTATCTACATAAGAAAAGGCAACGCTGTAATACCTTGGAAGGACTTTAACAAAAACATGGCAATTTCAGTTGAATACAACCTGGAATATTAATGAGATCAATATATAATTTTGTTGTATCACCCAAAGGTGAGAGGTACAACAACGTTAAGAAAGTGGATAAAAATGAGTTGATTATAAACTCAGAGATATTCAACCACCAGTATATAAATAGAGAGGCTGTTGTTTTAACTACGCCTAAGATATCTAACACAGATATAAAAGACGGTGATACGGTACTTGTCCACCATAACGTTTTTAGGCGATGGCACGACGTAAAAGGCCGTGAGAAGAACAGCAGGGCTTTTCTAGAAGAAGGAAAATACTTAGTATCTCCGGATCAGCTATACCTGTACAAGTCTAACGATAACTGGAAGAGTATAAACGGTTACTGCTTCGTACAACCCATAAAGCACCAGTCTGCTATAGAAGGGTTTGAAGTGGAAGACTTAGAAGAAATGCCGCTTGTGGGTATAGTCAAGTATTCTGACGGCACGGTTGAAGAAGGCAGCTTAGTTGGCTTTACGCCAAGCAGTGAGTTTGAGTTCATTGTTGAAGGCCAAAGGATGTATAGAGTGTTGTCTAAATTTATTACAATTAAATATGAATATCAAGGAAACGAAGAAGAGTATAATCCAAGCTGGGCAAATAGCAGTTGATGAGTTGATTAAAGTCGCTAAAGAACCTATTATAGGTTCTGATGACGATATATCAGCTGATAGACTTAAGAACGCTGCTGCAACTAAAAAGCTTGCTATATTCGACGCGTTTGAAATACTCACTAGAATTCAAGAAGAGCAGAATCTTTTAGACAGCGTGTTAGGTGAGTCTAGTAAAGAAGCTGCTTTTAAAGGTTTTGCCGAAGGTAGATCTAGATGAAGTATCAGCAAGAGTTGCTTAAGGTAATACACCCTATAAAAAGCAATACTATAAGTAGGCTTAACAAGTCGAAAAAGTGGGATTATGGTTATAATAAAGAGCATGACGTTATAGTTATCTCTAAGACCGGTCAAATCGGAGACGTGTACGAAATACAAGGCTTGAAAATAGCTTTACCAAAAAAAAGCACCACGATAGAAAACCGGGCTAACCAATGGGTTAAACAAGAGGTTCCTAAAGAGCTAGGTAAGCTTAAAAATATATTTGACTGGAAAGCGTATCCTGAAGAACTTAAAGAAAGATGGTACGATTATATAGACGAAGAGTTTATTCGGAGAGACGAAGGATTCTGGTTCGTGAACGATGGAGAGCCAACGTACATAACTGGAAGTCACTACATGTACCTTCAGTGGAGCAAGATTGACGTAGGCGCAGCAGACTTCAGAGAGTCAAACAGATTGTTTTTTATATTCTGGGAAGCGTGTAAAGCAGACAAAAGATGCTATGGCATGTGCTATCTAAAGAATAGAAGATCTGGTTTTTCTTTCATGAGTTCAGCTGAAACAGTTAACTTAGCGACTATATCGAGTGATAGTAGATATGGAGTGCTGTCTAAATCAGGTGGAGACGCAAAGAAAATGTTTACGGATAAGATAGTTCCTATATCAATGAACTACCCGTTTTTCTTTAAGCCTATACAAGACGGTATGGACAGACCTAAGTCTGAGCTTGCTTATAGAGTACCTGCTAGTAAGTTCACTAGAAGGAAAATACAGAGCAATGAAAAGCTTGAGGAACTAGTAGGGCTTGACACTACGATTGACTGGAAGAACACAGGTGACAACAGTTATGACGGTGAAAAACTTAACTTGCTAGTCCACGACGAAAGTGGTAAGTGGGAAAGACCTGACAACATACTCAACAACTGGCGAGTAACTAAAACTTGTCTTAGGTTAGGAAGTAGAATTATAGGAAAGTGTTTGATGGGGTCTACCTCAAACGCTTTAGACAAGGGTGGTAACAACTTTAAGAAACTGTATAATGATTCAAATGTTTCAAAGAGAAATAGAAATGGACAGACAAAGTCTGGGCTGTATTCTCTCTTTATCCCAATGGAATGGAACTATGAAGGATTTATTGACAGATTCGGATTTCCTGTATTTAATACTCCAGACGATGGAGAAAGACTGTCACCAGATGGTGAACTAATAGACATAGGTGTTATAGATCATTGGGAAAACGAAGCCCATGGTTTAAAAGATGACCAGGATGGATTAAACGAATTTTATAGGCAATTCCCTAGAACCGTAGAGCACGCTTTTAGAGATGAGGCTAAGAATAGTATATTCAACCTAGTAAAGATTTACGAGCAAATAGATTATAACGAGGGCAGCCGTCACAGCGCACATACCACCAAAGGTAGCTTTCAATGGGAGAACGGTATAAAAGATTCTAAAGTAATCTTCTACCCTGATCCTAACGGAAGATTTAATATAAGCTGGGTTCCGCCAATAAATCTACAGAACAGGTCGATTGTTAAAAACGGGGTAAAATTCCCTGGCAACGAGCACATAGGTGCTTTTGGTTGTGACAGTTACGACATATCTGGAACTGTAGATGGAAAGGGTTCAAAAGGAGCACTTCATGGATTAACTAAGTTTTCCATGGAGGACGCGCCGCCTAGCTCGTTTTTCTTAGAGTATGTAGCAAGACCCCAAACTGCTGAGATATTTTTTGAAGACGTGCTTATGGCATTGGTGTTTTACGGAATGCCTCTACTTGCAGAGAATAACAAACCAAGATTGCTTTACTATTTAAAGCGAAGAGGATACAGAGGCTACAGCATGAACAGACCGGACAAGGTTTGGAATAAGCTTTCTGTCGCTGAGAAAGAAGTAGGTGGTATACCAAACTCCAGTGAAGACATCAAGCAAGCCCATGCGGCAGCGATTGAAATGTATATACAATCCCACGTTGGCCATCTTGGTGATGGTAACTATGGGACAGTTTACTTTCAAGAAACGCTGAACGACTGGGCTGGTTTTGATATAAACAAAAGAACTAAATTTGACGCGGCTATAAGTTCAGGCCTGGCTATCATGGCTTGTAATAGACACCTATACACTCCACACGCTGAAAAGCAGAAAACTTCGCTCAACTTGAATATAGCAAAATACAACAATAAAGGATTTGCATCCGAAATAATTAAATAAACATGGCTAACGTTGCATATGTTAATTTCCCGTCTCAGGTTGTAAGTGACCTAGAAAAGATGAGCCCAGAGTATGGGTTAAAGGTCGCTAGAGCCGTAGAGCAAGAGTGGTTTCACGATGCTGGAGGTAGTAAGTTTGATGATAACAAAAACAAGTTTCACAGCCTTAGATTATACGCTAGAGGAGAGCAGTCTATACAGAAGTATAAGGATGAGCTCTCTATAAACGGTGATCTATCTTACTTGAACTTAGACTGGAAGCCTGTACCTATTATACCTAAGTTTGTTGATATTGTCACTAACGGTCTATCTGACCGTATGTTCAGTATAAAAGCTTATTCACAGGATCAATACGGAGTTAGTAAGCGCACCGAGTACATGGACGCTATAGTTCGTGATATGAAGTCAAAACAGTTTAACGACAACTCAAAGGCTTTATTTAATATAGATTTATCTGAGACTAACGCAGAGGAGCTTCCGGAGACCGAGGAGGAGCTTTCTCTCCATATGCAGCTAAACTATAAGCAAGCTGTAGAGATTGCCGAAGAGCAAGCTATAAACGTGCTTCTAGACGGTAATGACTACGACTTGATTAGACGTAGACTTGTTTATGATCTTACAGTGCTAGGACTTGGTTGTGTAAAAACTAGTTTTAACTGGAGTGAAGGCGTGACTATAGATTACGTTGATCCAGCTAATATAGTTTACTCTAGAACTGAGTCACCTTATTTCGAGGATGTATATTACGTAGGTGAAGTAAAGACCATACCTATTAACGAGCTCGCTAGAGAGTTTGAGCATTTAACGCTTAGCGATCTAGAAAAAATACAAAGCTCTGCATCTAAAAGATATGGCAATAGAACCTATAGAACAGAGGTTAACGATATAAACAAAGTACAGGTTTTGTATTTCAACTACAAGACCTTTATGAACGATGTTTACAAGGTTAAAGAAACTTCTACTGGTGGCTATAAAGCCATAGAAAAACCTGACACTTTTAATCCGCCAGAAGATAAAGAAGGTGGGTACTCAAGGCTACAGCGCTCGGTTGAGTGTGTGTACGAGGGTGTTATGATTCTAGGTACTGACATCTTGCTAAAGTGGGAGCGAGCAGAAAACATGATGCGTTCTAAGAGCGACTTCAATAAGGTAAAAATGAATTACTCTATTGTAGCGCCTAGAATGTATAACGGAAGAATTGAATCTATAGTTAGCAGAATTACTGGTTTTGCTGACACGATACAATTAACGCATTTAAAACTACAGCAGGTTTTATCACGCATGGTACCCGATGGGGTTTACCTTGACGCTGATGGGCTTGCTGAAATTGACTTAGGTAACGGAACAAACTACAACCCACAAGAGGCACTTAATATGTTCTTCCAAACGGGTTCTGTTATAGGTAGGTCTTTCACTGGTGATGGGGATGCTAACCCAGGCAAGATACCTATTCAGCAGATATCTAACGGTGCTGGGCAAAACAAGATAGGAAGTCTAATACAGACTTACAACTACTATCTTCAAATGATAAGAGATGTAACTGGTCTCAACGAGGCTAGAGATGGTAGTTCACCCGACCCAAAGTCTTTAGTTGGCGTGCAGAAGTTAGCAGCGGCTAATTCAAACGTAGCTACTAGACACATCTTAGACTCGTCGATGTACTTGACAACTGAAGTGGCTAACGCTTTGTCTTTGCGAATTTCAGATATATTAGAGTATTCGCCAACAGCTGATGCGTTTGTTCAAGCCCTTGGAGCCCACAACGTAGCAACGCTGAAGGAAATGTCAGAGCTATATCTTTATGATTTTGGTATCTTCATAGAACTAGAGCCCGACGAAGAAGAGAAGCAGATGCTGGAGAATAATATTCAAACAGCATTAGCCCAACAGTTGATAGATCTTGATGATGCTATTGACATAAGAACCGTCAGGAACGTTAAGCTTGCAAATCAGCTATTAAAGATTAAGCGAAAGAAAAAGCAACAGCGCGATCAGCAGATTAGACAGCAAGATATGGAAGCACAAGCGCAAGCTAACTCACAAGCTCAACAGCAGGCTTCTCAGGTTGAAATGCAGAAGAACCAGGCTAAGTCGCAGGCTGATATGAGTCTAGAGCAAATGAAGTCAGAAGCTAAACTTGTCTACTTACAAAAAGAAGTTGAGTTAAAGAAGCAGTTAATGGCTTATGAGTTTGAGCTTAATGAAAGACTGAGAGGTCAAGAGCGACAAGACGCAAGGGGTATGGAGCAGCTTAAAGAAGACGGTAAAGACAGAAGGGAAGGGATGAAGCAAACAAACTCACCAAAACCCGCTAAAAAGTTTGAGTCTTCAGGTAATGATATACTCGGTGGTGGAATCGGTTTAGACGACTTCACCCCGCAAGTTGGAGGTTAATTATATAATATTTTATCATGAGTAAAAAAAAGAAAGAAAAGGTTGAAGAACCAGAAGTTCAAGAAAAGGTAGTTGAGCAGAAAGAAGAGAACGTTGTTGATCTAGGTAAGTTTGCAACAAAAGACGACCCTAGCGTTATTAAAGTGGATTTATCTGCCCCAGCGCCAACAGCCGACATAAAAGAAGAAGTAGCTGAAGAAGCTCAGCCAGAAGCAGTTGACGAAAACCAAACATCGCTAATTGAAGAGATTACCGAGGTTGAGCAACAGCAGGCGGACGAGCTCGGTGAAGAGGCCGTTGAGGCTATCCAGGCATCAGAAGAGTCAGGTGCTGTAATTCCAGAAAAGATTCAGAAGCTACTGGATTTTATGAACGACACAGGTGGTGATCTAGAAGACTACGTTAGGCTTAACAAAAATGTGGACGAGCTAGATTCTAAAGATGTACTTCAAGACTACTATAAAGCCACAAAACCTCATCTGTCTAGCGACGAGATTGATTTTCTTATGGAAGACAAGTTTTCGTTTGACGAAGATATGGAAGATGAGACACAAATAAAAAGAAAAAAATTAGCCTTGAAAGAGCAAGTTGCCGAGGCTAAGACCTATTTAGACGGGCAAAAGTCTAAATATTACGAAGAGATCAAAGCTGGAAGTAAACTAACACAAGAACAGCAGAAGGCTATAGATTTCTTCAACAGATACAGTAAAGAGACGGAGCAATCCAACAAAGCAGCAGAGTTAAATAAAACTAGGTTTGACAAGAAGACCAATGAGGTTTTCAACGACGAGTTCAAAGGTTTTGAATACAACGTCGGTGACAAACGGTTTAGATTTAACGTTAAAGACGCGAAGCAAGTTAAAGAGAACCAGAGCGATATAGGCAACTTCATTAAAAAGTTTTTAAACGAAGACAAGTCTATCAATGATGCTAAAGGTTATCACAAAGGCTTGTATACCGCTATGAACGCTGACGCTGTTGCTCAGCACTTCTACGAACAAGGCAAAACAGATGCGCTGAAAGACAGTGTAGCTAAAGCCAAGAATATCAACACAACAGCTAGATCCTCTCATGGAGAAGGCCAAACTGGAGGTATGAAAGTTCGAGTGCTAGGTGATGATTCCGCTTCTTTTAAGTTCAAGATTAAGAGTAAAAAATAACAATTAAAAATTAAAAATTATGGCTATTACAGCAGGAGGA